TCAGGCCGCGATAAGTCCATGCTTCCGAAGCATAATCAGGATCGTTTCGACGCAGGCACGAAGTTCGCCGTCAATCGTCGCACCACCAGTCGGCACGATGATCGCCGCACCCTGCGCGCCAACCACCTGCAGGCCATCGATCAGCACCCGCGCGCCGCGCACGTCCCCGGTTTTCCAGCCGTTTGCCTCCCGGATCGCGGTGTGGCCACTCGGCAGATGGCGTACGGCCAGGCCGGGGCGCGGCGCGACGAACCGCCATCCGCCTGACGTCCATCCGGCGATCGCCCCCGCATGCCCGCTCCAGACGCCGGTTGGGGCAGCGCCCACGATCCAGCATTGCCCGGGCTGCGGTGTGGCCGGCGGCGTATTGCGGTCGATCTCCTCGACGCCGGCCTGCACCGCAATGTCGAGCAGCGCCAACGCCTCGTTATGCCACATCTCCTTCTGCGCCTGCCCCGGCGCCAGCAGCGGCAGGCCGAGCCGCGCGCTATCCTCGTCGCTCATCGTCACTCTCCCTCTATCAAGCCGCCGACCGCGGCCGAGGCCGCCAGCGTGCCGAGCTGCCGCACCGTCACCTGCGCGGCGGCCCCCGACACCATCGTCGCGGGCACTGTGACGCCCGCCGCATCGCTCTCGATCACCCGCACGTCCCCGGCATCGCCGATCGTCACGCGGTAACGCTCGCGTTCCTCACCGAGCGGTGCGTCGCCATCGTCGCCCCACCGCCATCCGAGCCGGCTACGGCGTACCCAGCGCACATCCACGTCGCCGTCGCCGCGCCGAAGCGCGCGCAGCCGCACCGGCGACGGCGGCGCGATCGACGCACCCGTCACCGCGATCGACACCGCCACCGGCTCGGCATCGCCAACCCCGCTGGCAAGCAGCCGGATCGTGTCGCCGACCTGCGCCCGCGGCAGCGCGATCGTCGCCACGCACCCGCGCTCGATCAGCGCGAACGCCGTCCCCGCCGCGTGCGCCTGCGCCACGCTCCCGCGCCGGGCGCGCAACAGCGTCGACAATCGCCAGCGGCGCGGCCCGATCTGCTCGGCATCGCGAAACTGGAACAACTCCTCGCCCAGCACCGCAAGGTTGCCGCCGCGGTCGAGCGCGGCGTCGTCGATCGACAACAAAGTGAGCGCATCATGCGCCAGCACCACCTCGATCGTCGCGTGGTGGTCGACTAGCCACTCCGTTCCCGACGCCAGCGCCGCCGCCAATTGCCCGACGATCGCGGGCGCAGCCGTGCTGCCCGCCTCTTCCCAGGACGCGCCATCGTCGCCGCTGGTCAGTAACGCCGCCCCGCGCCACCCCGGCGCGTCGCCGTTCGCCAGCACCGCCAGCCGCAGCGTCTCGCCCCGTCCTTCGTCGAGCGGCGGCAGTTCGACGGCGACCAGCATCGTCGCCGCGACCGGGCGATCCGGCGCCGCCAGCACGCGCCCCGCATCGGCCGGCACCGTCGCTGCGCCCGGCTCCGACGCGCTCCCCGGCGGCGTCAGCGACAACACCACCCCCCGCCCGCTCACCTCGACGCGCGTCACCCGCCATGTCGCACGCTCGCCGGAAAAGCGCAGCGCATCGCCCGGCGCAATGCCGATCGCGGTCGCGTCCAGCGTCACCCGCCGGGTCACACGCGCCCGCTCGGCGCGCTTCATCAGCGCCTGCGCCAGACCGCGCGCCTGCGTCGCCGCCAAAGCGGCGGGCAGCTCCTGCGCCTCCTCGCGCCAGCCGCCACCGGGCCGTCCGGCCTGCTGCACCCCGATCTGGTAATCGCGCGCCGGATCGTAGCAGGAGACACGCACCCGCTGCGGCACCGTCTCGATCGGTTGCCGTCGCTCGCTCGTCGCCGCATCCGCCGCCACCGTTACGGGCGCGTCGGTCGTATCCGCAAAGCGCAGCGCGCCGCCCGCGGGCACGAACCAGCCGCCCGCAATGGTCGCCAGCATCTCCAGCGCACCCGCAACGCTCTCCCCCCCGGTCGCATAGCCCGGCAGCGTCACCTGCGGCCCCGCCCCCACGATCGCACCCGTGCCCAGCGCCCCCGCGATCGCACCGATCGTCGGCGTGGCGGCGTCGCCGATCACCTCGAAGCTCAGCGACGGAATGCGGTTTCCGAACGGCTCCAGCGGCAGGTTCTCGAACACCGCATAGGCCGTTCCCCGATACGCCGGCGCGTGATCCTCCAGCGCGGCGATCAGCGGATCGGGCGCCTGCGCCTCGTCGCCTCGATACAGCCTCATCGTGACCGGCGATTTCCAGTCGCCCGCCGCCCCGCGCAACAGCTTGCCGTCCGCCCAGAAGCGCCCGATCCCGGCGATCGTCCGTCCCGACAGCGCCACCGCGAACGAGGCGGCGTATCGATAGCCCTCGACGCCGGGACGCCCCTTCGCCCCGCGCATCACGCTGCGCGTCTCGATCAGGTCGGTCGCCCAGATCACGCACCCCGCCACGCGCATCGTCCCGAAGACCTTCGCGATCGGCGTGCCATACGAGGACGTCTGTACCTTCAGGTCGGTCAGCCGCGGCCCCGCACGCGTCCGCGTCAGCACCGGCCCCAGCACGCGGCGATCAATCGCATTCCCCAGCAACGCGCCGACGGCGCCGCCCACCGGCCCGCCGACCGCGCTGCCGACCGCGGTCAGCACCAATGTCGCCATATCACCCTCCCTGCGGCGTCCAGCGCCACGCTCCCTCGATCGGCCACGGCACCGGCCCCGGCCGCGCGACCACACGCCGCGCCAGCGCATCGGCGTGGATGATCCCGTCGTGCGCGCGCACCGCCAGATGCAGCTGGGTCGCGGCGACCCGGCACAACAGCACATCCCCCGCCGCCGCGCCGTCACACGCGGTAAGGCCCGGCGGCACCGCCCCCAACGAAACCCGCCCACGCGACGCAGCGTAATCGCGCGGCACCGCCAGATCGGCGCCCGCCCGCCGCAACGCGACACCAACCAGCCCGACGCAATCCAGCCCCCGCGCCGGATCGCGCCCCTGCATCCGGAAGCGCACCCCCACCAACCCCTGTGCGGCGGCAAGCACCCGCTCGCCGCCCTCGCACGCCGGCCCCGTCATCCGCCGGGATAGCGCGTCAGCAGGTCGATCCCGGGCAGGTGCGGTTCGCCACGAAAGTTGACGACGTTCGCGAAGCGCGCCGCGCACGTCGCCAGCCGCCGGTCGCACCCCTCCGTTACCTCGACCAGCGCACCAGGCGCGACCGCCAACACCGGCGTCGCCCGCAGCGTCAGCACCGCCCCCGCCGACCGCTCGATCGCGCTGGTCAGTCCCGCATTCGCGCCCCCGAACCAGCGCAGCACCCCTTCGCCATAGGCATCGGCGACCGGCTCGCCCGCATCCAGCGTCACCGCGACCCCCGCGCACGCGACCACCCGCGCGACGCGGCGGCGCGGTGCCATCGCCACCCGGCACCGCGCATCGCCCAGCGTGGCGCGACACGCCGGCGACGTCGTCTCGTTCGCCGGCCGCTCCAGTTGCGCCTGCCCCCCGCGCAACTCGGCGGTGAAGCCATGCTCGTCCAGTTCGACCTCGCCGATCCGGCCTTCGCCCAGCGGGATCGCCGCGCGCGCCGGATCGCTCCAGTCGACCGCGCAGATCACCACCCGCGCCCCGTCCCAGCGGCCGGCGAGCAGGTCGTCGCGCCGGAACGCACCCGTGCCCAGCGCGCCGCTCACCTCCATCGTATCCGCGTCGAGCCCCTCGCTTCGCACGATCGCCGACGGCACCATCCCCGGCGCGGCGCGATAGGCAACGCCGTCCACCACCAGATCGCGGTCGTGGTCAGTCAGCGCCAGCATCACCCCGTCGCGCCGCTCGACCCGCCAGCACAAGGCCTGCGTCAGCAGTTGATCGCTCATGCCTCGCGCACCTCGATCAGCGGCACGGAGGGCGCAGCCCCGGCCAGATAGGTCGCACGCGTCACGCTCAGATGATCCTCGGCAAAGCGCACCGGCACATCGAACTCATACGAAGCCGCCACCACCGCCCCCTGCGCCGCTGCCGCATCCAGCGTCACCACGCCACCCGCCGCCAGAGTGAAGCCGGTCGTCGCCACACCGTCGACGTAGACGCGCACGCTCCCCGCCACCGGCCGCGTGATCCGCCGCGTCGCCGCGCCATATCGCCGCACCAGCGCGAACTGCCGGGTCACCCCGTCGCCCGTCCCGATCGTCTCCCCGGCCGCGCGCCAGTCGAACGGATCGCGCAACCGGAACCCGCGCGCCGCGCCCATCCGCGCGCGGAAGAACGCCAGCAGCGCCGCGACATCCGCCTCGCTGCGCACCCCCGGCCCGACGTCATAGCGCGTGCGCGCCTCCGCCCAGCCGGCGCTGCGCGTCTCGCGCCCGCCCGCACTGGTCGTCACGCCGGTCGAGAAGGTCGGCGTCACCTCCGCCTCGCGCCCCAGCGCCAGCGGGAACATCACATCGTCGAACGCCTCCACCGCGCCCTCCTCCTGCCAATAGACCAGCCCGTCGCGCAGCACCTGCGGCAGCGCCCACAAATAGACCCGCGCCACCCCGCGCGCCTGCGCCGCCCCCGCCACGATTGCGGCCCATTGCGCGCGATCCGCACCGCGCAGCACGAAGCCGGAAAGATAATCCTGCGCCGTCATAGGATAGCCGAGCCGCGCCCCCGCCACCGCTGTCCCCCGCGCGCTCGCCGCAGTGTCGCCCGCGGTCACCCAGTCGTAATCCTCGAGCTGGAGCACATCGAACGCCGGGGCCGCCCAGCCGGTCGGCAGGTTCATCCGCACCATCTCGGGCGCGGCGGCATCCAGCACAGTCGGCAGGTACGCGAGCAGATAGGTCGTGCACCCCGGTGCCGCCGCCTTCACCGCCGCCGCTAACGCGCTGGTCGACGCCGCCAGCGCCACGCCCGCACGATCCAGCGTCGCGCGCTGCGCCTCGCTCAAGGCGCCGCGCACGCTCGCGATCGCCGTTGGCGCGAACGCCGCTTTCGCGCTGTCGTCATAGAGGCACGGCCGCCCATCCGGCATCACCCACCACCACGGCTCGCCGATCTGGAAATGCGGCGCCAGCCCGGCCGCCGCGCCGATCCCCACGAACGCCAGTGCGATCCCGCGCAGATACGCCATCGCCGCCGCATTGCTCGGCGACAGCAAGGTCGAGGGCGGCACCCACCCGGTCAGCGCGGGCGAGCCATCCATCGCGCGCTGCTTCCATGCCGCGGGGCAATGCGCATCGAACACTTCGTAGGACAGCGACCAGATGACGTCGTAACCAACCGCCTTCGCCCGCGCCGCAAAGTCGCGGTGCCACGCCGCACACGCGACGTTCAGCCCGCCCTCCACCAGTCCGCCGCGCAGCCGGAAATAGTGGCTCATGCCAACGTAGTGGACGATCCCGCCGCGATAGCCGAGCTGCAGCATGTTGCGCAGCAATCGCGCCGGGGTCAGGTGATAGCTGTCGTCATACCCGTTCGCGATCCGCAGATCATGGTCGGGCAGCACCACGTCGCCGATGTCGATCACCGCCCCCGCGCCGTCGCACGCGATCTCGCTCAGCTCGACCCACGCCTCGGCCGGCTCCGCCAACGCCCCGCCCGCGACATCATAGCCCGGCGCGACCAGCGACACGAACATCCGGTCGATGTCGCCCGCCCACACCGGATCGCGCTCGCCGGGCAACAGGAACCCGCCGTCCACCGCGGCAAAGTCGATCGAGATTCGCGCATCCTGCGGCGTCCCGGTCGCATAGTTCCACAGCCGCACGTACCACGCCCGCGCCTGCCCCGCCGCATCGCGCCCCTCGATCGTCAGCACCGGGCCGTTGACTGCGTCCAGCGCCAGCACCCCCGCCGACCGCCACCGGAACGACAACCGGCACGCGCGATAATCACGCGCCGTGTCATAGCGCAGCAGCGGATGATCGTGGCGGTCCGCGCTCTCCCAGATTAGCCCGGCCAGATCGTCGCAGTTATAGAACACCGCATCGACGCGCAGCGCATCGGCCGCAATCGTCGTCACCGCCGCCATCATCGGCCGCGGGAAATCGACCGTCCAGTATACGGGGTCGAAGCGCGTCATCACGCCCGTCGCCTGTCCGGCGCGCGCGTCGGTCAGCCAATGCCCCATCACTCCGCCTCCATCAGCGCCGCGCGCACCGCGCGCGCCACCTGCCGGCTCGATCGCGCCATCGCCTCGGGCGCCGCCGCACCACCGGCATTGATCGTGATCGCCACCCGCACGTCGCGGGCGCCGCCGCTGCCGGTCACCGCCACCTGTCCGCTGCTCGTCGGTACGAACACCTCCGGCCCACGCTCGCCGACCAGATAGGCGCGCCCCGGGCTCACCGGGCCGCCGGTCGCGCGCCCGGGCAACCCAAGCAGCCCGGTCAGCACGCTCACCAGCCCGCCGCCGCCACTGCCCAGCACGCTGGTGATCCCCCTCTTCAGCGCCGCCGTCGCGATCTCCCCCAGCGCGTGCAGCGCCACGGACTTCAGATCGTCGAACCCCAATTTACCGGTCCGTACCGCACGCGCCAGCGCAGTTTCGACCGCCCGCCCCGCGCGCTCCGCACCGCTACCCAATCCGCCCTCCAGCGTCGCACGCATCGCCGCCACGTCGCGCGCGAATCCGCCGGTGTCGGCGCGCACGCCGATCACCAGCCGCTCGATCTCGTCATCCATCGGGAAAAGCCTCCTGCATCGCCGCGATCGTCGCGGCATCGGGGGGCGTCGCCGCGTCGGGGGCGCACGCTTGCACCAGCGCCGCCAGTTCCGCGGGTGTCGCCCGCCAGAAATCGTCCGGCCGCCATCCGAACACCACCCCCGCCAGCCCGGCCAGCCGCCCCGCCGCTTCGGCGAAACTCCTCATCGCCCCGCGAGGATCTGCGTCAGAAGCACCTTGAGCGCCGGGGTCGCCGCACTGACCCCCGCCGCCACCACCGCTTCGCCCAGCGCCTCGCGCGTCAAGGCCGGGGTGCCTCATGCCGGCAATGCCAGAACAGGCTCACCAGCTCCTCAAGCCGCAGCAGCCCCTCCGCCGCCCGCTGGACCAGCGCGAACAACGGCCCCAGTTCCTGCTCCGCCGCCACCAGCGCCGCGAACGTCGGTCGCAGCACCAGCATCTCCCCCGCCACCCGCACGGCGGCTTCTCCGCGAACGGGGTTCATGCGCTCACCACCGCGCCGGAGCTTTCCAGCGCCAGCGTGTAGCTGCGCTCGCCGCTGTAATCCCCGGCATAGTCGAGCCGCGTGACCAGGAACCGCCCGGTCATCGTCTCGCCGCTCTCGAAGGTCAGCCGGTAATCGTCGAGCGTCCCTGCCAGCGCGCTCGCCTTCACGCGCTGTTCCGCCGCCGATCCGGTGAACACCCCCGCTGCGGCGACGCTGACCGAGCGCACCCCCGCGCCCGACAGCAGGTCGCGCCACCCGCCCGAATCCTTGCTGGTGATCGCCACCGCCTCGCCGTTGACGCTCAGCTGCGTCGTGCGCAGCCCCGCCACCGTTCGATACGTCACCGGGGTCGCGCCATCGCCGACCTTCAGCAGGAACGCACTGCCCTTTTCCGCCGCCATCTCAATCCTCCGCCATGATCCGCACCCGCACGTCGACCAGCGCCGACCAGCGCCGACCAGCGCCCCGCGCTCTCGCTCACCAGCACGTTGCGCAGCGGCACCGCCGTCACCACCCGCCACCCCAAGACGCCGGGCAGCGACAGCAGCGCCGCCTGCGCGTCCGCCGCCAGCGCCACCGCGCGCGCACCGCTCTCGCCCGCATCGCGCACCGCTACGCCGATGCGCAGTTCGCGCCCGGCGCGGTCCTTCGTCCCCCAGTCGATCTCGCTCCATTCGCGCAGCGTCAGGAACGGCACCGTCCCTTTCTCCGCAGCGCTTTCGAACACCCGCGTCACCGCCACCTTCTCGCGCAGCCGCGCCAGCACCGCCGCGCGCATCAGTGTCGCCACCACGCCAGCGATGGATCCTCGACCCAGCGCCGCTTCAGCCCCCGCGCGCCGACCTCCACGCCATCGTCCCGCGCGACGATCTCCGCCTCGGGCAGCACGTCCCGCAACCGCGCCACCACCCGCGCGCGCACCCGCTCGACCGCGCGCTTCATGCGTGCACCGGCTGCGCCAGCGCGACGCTGCGGAACGGTCGCCACAAGGCGCTGACCGCCGCCGGAACCGGCGCGCTCCCCGCACGGTCGCTGAACAGATGCGCGGCAAGCATCGCCACCCCCTGCCGCAGCGGCGCGGGCAACCCCGGCCAGCCGCTCGCCAGCCCGGCGGTAAAGGTGACGCGCAACGCGCCCTCCCCCTTCACCCATCCGACGCCCTGCGCATCGATGTCGACCGCGACGCCGTCCGCGACGATCGCGCGCACCGGCGCGGCGGGCAGCGCCTGCCATCCGGATGCCGCACCCAGCTCCGCCACCAGCTCGCGCACGATCAGCACGCGCCCGGTGAATTGCTCCGCCAGCCCCAGCGCCGCCTCGACGAACGCCAGCGCCAGCGCATCGTCGTCGATCGTCGCCGCCCGCAATTCCGCGCGCACCGCCGCCAGCGCGAGCGCACGATCCCCCGCCCCCAGCGTCACCACGCCGGGCGCTCCCGCCACCAATGTCATGTTAAAGCTCCCATCACCCCGGCGCCGGCCCGGGTCCATCTCGCCACGCACAGCCCCCTTCGTCATCCCGGACTTGATCCGGGATCCCGCTTCTTCTTCGCTCGGCCAAGAAAGCGGGGCCCCGGATCAAGTCCGGGCGACGAAAGAAAGAATCGTCGGGTCGCAACCAACGACCCGTCACGAAGCGCCGGCTAGGCTGCGGCGAACCGCAGCAGCTTGATCGCCTCGCTGTTCGACACACACCCGCCGACGCGCTTGGTCGCGTAGAAGGTAACAAACGGCTTGTTGCTGTACGGATCGCGCAACACGTTGGTCTCGCTGCGCTCCGCGATCAGATAGCCGCGCTGGAAATTCCCGAACGCCACCGCATGCGCGCCCGCCGCGATGTCGGGCATGTCCTCGGCCTCGACCACCGGATAGCCGAGCAGGCTCGCCGGCTGCCCCGCCGCCATGCCGGGCTGCCACAGGAACTGCCCGTCGCTGGTCTTGAACTTGCGGATGCGCGCCGCGGTCGCCGCGTTCATCACGAAGGTCGCACCCTGCCGGTACGGCGCGCGCAGCGCCTGCACCAGATCGATCAGCCGCTCCGCCCCGTTCGCGCCGAAGTCGCCGGCGGTGCCGGTCGGCACATATTGCAACGTCCCGAACGCGCGCGTCGCATCCCCCGTCGCCGCGGTCGGCGCCGCCAGGAACCCACGCGGGCGGTTGACGCCATTCCCGCCGACGAACGCCGCGCCCTCCGCCTTGGCGAACTCCGCCGCGATCTCGCCCGCAAGCCAGCCCTCGACGTCGAACAGCGCATCGTCGAGCATCGCCTGGCTCGCCGACGGATTGGCGTACAGCTCGCCCATCGGCGGCGCGATCTCGACGAAGGTCGGCGTGGCCGTCACCGGCCGCCCGTCGGTTTCCGCCGCCCAGCCCGACGGCGTGCCGCCGGTCGTCACCAGCTTGCGATACCCCGCCGTACCGACCTGCACGACGTTCGCGATGCTGCGGATCGGGCTGGCGCTCTTCAGCACCGCATCGATCTGCGCATCGATCTCCCTGGGGATCGCATAGCCGCCCTGATCGCCGGTCGTGCCGGTGAACGCCTTCTGCTCGACCACGATCCCCGACCGCACGAAGCCGTCGAACGCCGCGCCACCACGCACACGCGCGCCATCCAGCACCGGGCGTGCCACCACCGTATCGCTCATGCTCTTCTCCATGAAAGAGGCCCCCCGCGGGCCCCGCAAAACTCAAAGGTCGGAAATCGTCTCGACCCGCGCGGCGGGCTGCATCGGCACCGCCACCAGGCTCACCTCGACCAGATCGGCGCGCACGATCGCGCGCCACGCGCCCTGCTGCACCACCCGCGCGCGATACCCGACCGACAGCCCCGGCAACGCCCGCGCGCGCACCAGCCGCGCCACCTCGCTGTCATCGACCTCCGCCTCGACCCGCAGGCCACGCGCATCCTCGCCGATCGACAGCAACGTGCCCACCGGCGCCCCGCGATGCTGCATCAGCAGCGGCACCGGCCCCGCGCCCGCAAAGGCCCCGCGGCGGATCACGTCCCCGGCCCGATCGACCGCATCGAACACCGCGGCATAGCCCGGGATCCTCACTTGAGCGGCCCCGGCTTCAGCAAGCCATCCAGCCCCAGCCGCATCGCAATCCCCGCGAGCAGCAGCGCGAACACCACGCGCATCACCCATGCCGCCAGCGCGCGCCACGCCGAGCGTTTCGCATCGCGCCACGCCCGCAACAGCTCGCGCAATTCGGCGACGTCCCCCGCCGCGCCGTCGTCCGCGAGCCCCAGCCGCTGCAACGCCCGCACCGCGCCCAGCTCGCCGGCCTCCTCGACGATCCCGCGCAAGGTCGCGATCTCCGCCCCCTCGTCACAGCCCTGCGCCAGCAATTGCGCCAGCACGCTCCCCGCGGCGGCGCTCACGACCAGTCCACCATCTGCCGCTTCTCGTCGGCCGACAGGAAGTCGGCCTCCGCGACCATCCGCCACAATTGCGCGCGATCCTCGACCAGCGCCGGCACCCGGTCGAGATCGACCTGCAACCGCGCGTCCGGGAAGTCCGCCGCCAGCCCGTCGCGCACCGCCGACAGGATCGCGCCCGCCAGCGGCAGCACCGTCAACCGCCACAAGGCGCGGTTCGCTTCCTTGTAATTCGCGTGCGTGCTGTCGCCCGGCAGCCCGAGCAGCATCGGCGGCACGCCGAACGCCAGCGCGATCTCGCGCGCCGCCGCCGCCTTGGTCCCCGCAAAGTCCATGTCGGCCGGGGTCAGGCTCATCGCCTGCCACTTCAGCCCGCCTTCCAGCAGCATCGGCCGCCCGGCATTGGCCGCGCCCGCAAAGCCCTGTTCCATTTCCTCGCGCAACCGCCGGAACTGGTCGGGGCTCAGCACCGATCCGTCCCCGGCGTCATAGACCAAAGCCCCCGACGGCCGCGCGGCATTGTCGAGCAACGACTTGCTCCACGCCCCCGCGACATTGTGGATCGCGATCGCCGCCGACGCCGCGCCGAGGCACCCCAGCCCGTAATGATCGTCGACCGGATTGAAGCGCCGGATGTGAATGACGCTCGCCGGATCGAGCCGCGTCGTCCGCACACCCACCCTGTACAGATACGCCCCGGGCCAGCCATCCGCGCCCAGCTCGACGCTCACCCGCTCGGGGCGCAGCGCGAACAGCTCCACCACCTGCCCCTCGCCGTCGCGCAGCACCTGCACGAAGGCATTGCCATGCAGCAGCAATTGCGCCGCGATCGCTTCCAACACCCCGCGCCCGCCCGCCAGCGCGCGCAACCGCGCATCGTCGGCATCGAGCGGCGCGCCCTCGACGCCCTCCGCCACCAGTTTCACCGCACGTTGTGCGATCGCGTTCGCGCAATAACCGGCGCGCACCTGCGCCTCATAGCCCTGCGGCCACTCCCCGATTGGCCGCGCCACCGCCCCGACACGCCCCAACGCCGGCCGCGCCACCGCGCGCCCGGATTTCCATCCGAACCAAGCCATGTGAATTCTCCAAAAACGCGGGCGCTGCACCGAGCCGTCGCCCACCCTCCCCCGTTCGTGCTGAGGAGGCATCGAGCGAAGTCGAGAGGCCATCTCGAAGCACCTGATGAAGCGCAACAGTCGCCCGCCAGTCCGCCGTCATTGCGAGCGTAGCGCGGCAATCCAGTGCCGGATCAGGACGCCCTGGATTGCCGCGCTACGCTCGCAATGACGAGAAGCCCCCAGCTAAACCGACCGCACCCGCACCTCACCCTGCCGGTCGAGCATCAGCGCGGTCAGCGCCCAGACGCACGCATCCGCGCGATCCGGCGACCGCCCCGGCCCCTCATACCCGCCGCCGGCGACCAATCCGGCCAGCTCATCCTCCAGCGCCGGGAACGCCCGCGCATGCCACACCCGCCCGCGCTCATAGAGCGCCGCCACCGGCTCGGCGCGCGCCGCCTTGCCGCGCGTCGCATGGACCAGCCGGATCGGCAGCGACGCCTGCGCCGCGCGCAGCACCTGCTCGACCATCGCCCCGCCCTGATTTGCCTCCGCGACCACACGCTCCGCCGACACCCGCGCCGCACACGCCGCGACCGCACTGGCCCAGCGCTCGGGGCTCGCGCCCGTCACGCTGGCATCCTCCAGCACATAGCCATGCCCGTCGCGCCCCAGCCCCGCGGCAACGATCCCGCACGCATCGCCCCCGATCCCCGCGGGCGGATCGACCCCGACCACCACCCGCGCCAGCTCGGGCACCGAGCGCACGCGCTGCCGCTCGATCAGCGCGCGCGGCCACAGCGCCCCAGCGACATCGTCGATCAGCTCGCCGTCCAGCTCCTGCCGTCCCAGTCGCGTCCCGCCATAGCTCGCCTCCATCGCCGCGACGAAGGCGTCGGGCAGGTGGACGTTGTCGCGCGTGCTCCCGCGCGTCACCACCGTCCCCGTGCCCACGCGGACCTGCCGCATCAACGTGGTCGATCGCGGCGTCGTCGTCACCAGCACGCGCGGCAGCGCGCCCAGCCGCAACCCCATCGTCAGATTGTCCCACGCGGAGGCATGGCTCCATTTCGCCAGTTCGTCGGCCCAGGCGAAATGATGCTCGGGCCCGCGCAATTTCTCCGGCGCCGCCGCCGAATACAACGTCGCGACCGCACCATTGCCGAACCGCACCTCGCCGCTGGACGGTCGCCACACCACCGCATCGTCGTCGCGCGCCACCGCGACCACGCCGCTCGGCCCGGCGACCATCACCTTGCGCGCATCCTCGATCGTCGCGCCGACCAGCGCGATCCGTGCGCCGGGCACCGCCCGCGCCATCGAGCCGACCCATTGCGCGCCGGCCCGCGTCTTCCCGAAGCCGCGCCCGGCCTGCATCAACCACACGCGCCAATCGCCCGGCGGCGGCAATTGTCCCTCATGCGCCCACAATGGCCAATGCTGTTTCAGCTCCAGCATCGCCTCGGGGCTCAGCGACGACAGCACCCGCTGTTGCTCGGCCTTACCAAGTTCCCGCAGCCAGCGTATCCCGCGGATACCGCCATGATCCGCGCCGCTCACTCCGCAACCTTCGTGCGCGGTCGCTTCGACATCGCCTGCAACCGCTGCAGCAACTCGCGCTCCGCCTTCGCGCGCGGGCTGTTGCGATCGGCGACCTTGCGCGGCGTCGTGGCGACGTCGATCACCGCCGGCGGCCGCCGCCCCAGCAGCAGCAGCGCGGCCGACACGTCCAGCTTGGTGTCGGTATCGCCCAGCACCTGCCGCACCAATGCCGCCTCCATCCGCTCATAGGCGTCGTCCAGCGCCAGCCGCCATTGCTCGCCGAAGCTCGTGCTGCGACGGCGCAGCGCATAGGCCGATCGCGCCGTCTTCCCCGCGGCGGCCGCCGCCTTCGCAACATCGCCGCTGATCGCGAAATGATCGAAGAAGGTCAGCCGATCCTCGCGCGACCACCGCTGCGACGGCTTCGCCGCGCCTGCAACCGCTGCACTGGCCACCGACGCGCCATCGGCTCCCGCCACCTCACCCATCTGCACCCTCCCGCCCGTTGTCACGCGCATCGCAACGCAAACGGGCCGGCGCGACCGGGGCCCACGACCCCGAGCCGCCCGGCCCGTTCACACCATCTCGATGTTCTCTTTTTGTACTCAATCAGCGTGACGCTGTCAAGCGCTTTCCACCTCGGCTTCGATCGGAAGCAGCGTGTCGCCCGCCGTACGCCGCGGCACCCTCCGCATCTTGAGGGCTCGGCTGTAAAGCGGACGCGGGGGATGGGTCCCGGTTATCGCACGATAATCGGCGTTATAATCTGCCTGCACCTCGGCCGCCGATTTCTCGACGTCGAGGCGAGCGAGGAACAGGACCAGGAATTCCACCAGGATGGTGACGAACACCACGATCTTGCGTTGATCCGCGCTCAGCTCCGGGCCAGCGATCAATGCGCCGAGCACGGCGAAGACGAAGGCATGGGTCGCCAGCATAGCGTCCTTGAACTGCGTCCAGATGCCGTCGATCCGCTGCCGATGCTGCGCCTCTACCTGCAAGAGCGCCAGCAGTTCGTCCGTCCGTTGCTTGTTCAT